TGAGTGGCCGGCTAAAAAGATTTGTGATGTTGCCGCATCAATCTCCGCAACGTTTCTGGACGGCTATCACATGGTTCCAGATTCAGACGGCGGGATTGTGTTTGTACGCGACGACAAAAATGGTGATATAAGCCACGTGCATATTTACGATGACGGTGATATTTACAAAAGTTACATCAGTAACGGAATAGTCATATCAAATGACCAGATTGTCTGATGGAGGAGTCTTGGCGAATGGTCACATGGATATTAGAAAAGGGAGTTTTCCCGGAAAGCGAGTCAGCAATATCGAGCCTCGTAGATGTTGTGTACCTTGAAGGAATGAATCCGGCAATGCCGAGATCTTGTGAGTCCGGAATCTTCTATGGATCGATACCGAAATTGCGTAGGGCGTTTAAGCTCTGCCCGAACGTCATCACTTGGGCGTATGATAAAGTCTACGATTGTTCATATTACTCGCAGTTTTTTGGTACCGAGTGGATAAACCATAAGCACATTTTCATAGAGGCTGGTAATGCCCCCTCTTTTTTACTGGATTTTGCCTACGGCGATGTCTTCATCAAACAAAATTCTGGCTGGAAAAACTTCACTGGCCACGTGTATGATGACTATACTAAATCCCTGCTTACAGACTTGTGGTTCGACGATTTGCTACTAGTCTCACATCCTGTTGAGGTGACTTCGGAGTGGCGATTTGTAATAACCAGCCGCGAAGAACATAAGATCTTGACCTATTCGAGGTATTGGGACGGGACAGAATCAGAGTCTGGACTAGTTCAGTATGTTGAAAAAATACTCAAAATGGTTGAGGATTATACGCCCGCCCCCATGTGGACACTGGACATAGGTAAAACCAGTATGGGATTCCGGGTTGTGGAAGTGAACGGCCTGCTCGCAGCAGGCTGGTATCAGTGCGATGCCGAGGCAATTGTTGTCGAGGCGAATCTTCATTTGGAGGAGCGAGATAGACAGTGATTTTTGAAGAACAAGTTTCACGTAAGCCGGACAGGTACCCTTGGGCTTCTGAGTATATCGAGGCTATGCATGCTGGATTTTGGACAGACAAAGAGTTTTCGTTTTCGTCAGACAAACAAGACTTTCACGTCAGGATGTCACAGGAAGAAAAACAAATACTCGTTCGCACACTATCAGCAATCTCTCAAATCGAAATTGCTGTTAAAAAATTTTGGGTCCGACTAGGAGACAATCTGCCACACCCATCCATTGTCGATCTGGGAATCGTTATGGGTGCATCCGAGGTCATCCATAATAGAGCCTATAATCGACTATTAGAAGAGCTAGGCATCCATGATATTTTCGAAGAGAATTTGAAGCTAGATATTATCAGGGGTCGGGTAAACTATCTGCAGAAGTACAATCAGAGAATCTACTCTACCAATAAGAAGCAATACGTATATGCGATAATCCTATTCACCTTATTCGTTGAGAACGTATCCTTATTTAGCCAGTTTTATATCATCCTATGGATGGAGCGATACAAGAACGTTCTCAAAGACACGGCTCAACAAGTTAACTATACGACTACCGAAGAGCGTCTTCACGCCTCAATTGGAACCAGAATCATCAATACTATCCGGGAGGAACACCCCGAGCTATTCGATTCGGAGCTAGAGGAGCGAGTCCTGCACGAGGCAGAGGAAGCGGTAAAGGCGGAGTCTTTAATCATAGATTGGATCATGGGCGATTTCTCAGGACATAAGATATCAGCCGGTCTCCTAAAGGAATACGTCAAGTCTCGAACTAATGACGGACTTGAAGCGGTTGGGTTCAGAACAGCATTCGCCGTAGATGGTCAGGCGAAAAAAGATTTTCGATGGATGGACGAGGACTCTATCGGAGATACATCTGCTGATTTTTTCTTTCAGCGAAATACGAGCTACGTAAAAACGGTTACGATTGACGAAGACGACTTAATCTAAGGTAAATAATGCAGTACCAGTGGCTCAATGATAAATCAAGAAAATTCCTAGCAAAGGGCTATATCGATGGCCAAACCGCAGAACAGAGAATAAGAGACATCTCGGATACAGCCGAGAAGTATCTTCAGATAGAGGGGTTCGCGGATAAGTTTGAGGACTATATGGCAAAAGGGTTCTTTAGCCTAGCCTCTCCGATCTGGGCTAATTACGGCAAGGCTAGAGCCTTGCCGTGCTCATGTAACGGGAGCGTAGTTCCCGACGACATGTCTGGAATACTTGATAAGGTAGGCGAGATAGGGATGATGACCAAGATGGGTGCCGGCACATCGGCATACTTTGGTAAAATCAGGCCACGGGGTACGTCAATATCAAGCGGTGGCGAGTCCAGTGGTCCAGTCCATTTCATGGAGTTGTTCGACACGACCACGTCGGTGGTTAGTCAGTCTAATATCCGTCGCGGGTCTATGGCTGTATACCTTGACGTGGAGCATCCTGACATCTTGGAGTTCCTCCAGATCCGTTCTGAGGGCAATCCTATCCAAGACCTATCATTTGGCGTGTGCATCACGGACGCATGGATGCGGGGACTTCAGGTTAGAGACAAAGACAAGCTGAAGATCTGGGCGGCAATAATCAGAAAACGATTTGAGACTGGATACCCATATCTCTTTTTTACTGACACTGCAAATAGGAACGCCCCGCAGGCATATAAGGATAATGGCAAAACTATTCATGCTAGTAATCTTTGTAGTGAAATCGCCCTTTCGTCCTCAGAAGATGAGTCGTTTGTTTGCGTACTCTCATCAATGAATCTGCTCCATTATGATGAGTGGAAGGATACTGACGCTGTCGAGACACTAATGTATTTTCTTGACACCGTAACAACTGAGTACATCAGTAAAACAGAAGATGTCCCGTATATGGGGGCGGCTAACAGGTTCTCCAGAAGACAGCGAGCCGTCGGTCTTGGGGTGTTGGGGTGGCACTCTCTGCTGCAGAGCAAGAGCGTAGAGTTTGAAAGTATGGCGGCAAAATTTCTGAATACGGAAATCTTCAAACTATTGAATAGAAAGACCTTGAAGGCTTCTCGTGAATTAGCCATACTCTATGGGGAGCCCGAGCTGATGGTTGGATATGGTGAACGGATGGCCACTAGGATGGCGGTCGCACCGACCAAATCAAGCTCATTTATTCTCGGGCAAGTTTCTGAGGGTATCGAACCAACCGACTCTAATTATTTTGTGAAGAAATTAGCCAAGGGATCGTTCACCTTTAAGAATCCGTTTCTGAAAAAGGTCTTAAAAGACCTAGGTAAGAATACCGAAGAAGTTTGGCGGTCGATTCTTGAGAGAGGGGGGTCCGTACAACATCTCTCTTTTTTACCTGACCATCAAAAAAACGTATTCAAGACCTTCGCTGAGATATCGCCTAAGGAGGTAGTTATTCAGGCTTCTCAGAGAGCCCCATATATTGATCAGGGGCAAAGTTTAAACATAATGATTCATCCGAACACACCACCAAAAGAGGTAAGCCAGCTAATGATTTATGCTTGGGAGAATGGAGTTAAGGGGTTATACTACCAAAAGGGAATAAATAAGGCTCTTATGTTGTCAAGATCTAATATGGAGTGCAAATCCTGTGAAGGCTAACCTATCAAGTATCTTAAACGATGAACAGCTTCTATCTCTAGCACTTGCGGTAGAGGAGTCTAACGATTATCCGATCACCAGAGATGATGAGGAATCTTATCTTTCCGACATAACTGGTCAAGTAATAGTTGGGTACTGCTTAATAAATAGAGATAATAGCATTAGCTTGACGGAGCAAGCGTCTCGACTGATCGGCGACCATGTCTGTGAGCGGCTAATTAATGACGGACTGGTTGAGGCAGTATTTGATGATGGAGAGATTAAGTACGTAACTACAAAAGATGGTGATGCACTTTCAAAAATCATTAAGGAGTCCAAGTGAAATTTAGCCCACGAAACGATGCTCAGGTAGATTATGTTAGAAGTATTTCCGAAAATACCCTAACCATCTGTATCGGTCCAGCAGGAACTGGCAAAAGCAGTGTCTCGGCGGCTTTGGCCGCAGAGTATTTCTGCTCTAGTAAGGTCAAAAAGATTATCATTGCCCGACCGATGGTCGAAGCAGGTAAGTCGATGGGTTTTCTTCCGGGTAGTTTCGTGGAAAAGATTAGTCCGTATATGGTTCCCATCATTGAGGAGATGGAGAAACATATGGGTAAGGAAGAGGTTCGAAAGGCGAGAGAAGAGGGGTTTGTAGAAGTGCTTCCTCTTGAGTTCGCTCGCGGTCGAAACTTCCACGATTCATTCGTGTTGCTTGATGAGGCTCAGAACGCAACATTCACGCAGTTAAAAATGTTTATGACCCGGCTTGGTAAAAACTCTAAGATGGTTATAAACGGAGATGTGGATCAGGTGGATCTTCGCAAGGATGAATCGGGTGGTCTGGATTATATTTGCTGTCGACTTAAAGACCTGACGGATGTCGGAATCTGTAAAATGACATCTAGGGATATTGTTCGTAGTCGAATTATTGGATCGATCATCAAAAGGGTATCTGTCGATGATTTTCAGGATTTCAAACGGGAACTATTGGATCAACCAAGGCAAGAAGACGGGGCTATTCACTTCCCTTAGCGATGCTAAAATGGCACTCAGGCTGCATTTGAAAAAGTCCAACAAAAAAGCTAGCGATAAAAACCGCCAGCTTAAAGCTGACGATTTTGATATAGTCATGTTCGAGATGGTTGAGAAAGAAAGATATAAGCTATAATGCCGACATACGAGTATGAATGCGAGGACTGCGATGTCAGATTTGAAAAAGAGCAAAAACTAAAATCGAGACCATTAAAGAGATGTCCGGATTGCAAAGGGTCTGTGCATAGACTATTATTCTCTAGCTCCTTCTCTATCGATCGAGGCGTGACTACCATCGGTAAGTTGGCCGAATCAAATAGCCGGAGAGCAGGTGCCTCTATCGCAGAGGTTGAGCAGCTATCAGGTAAAAAAGAGAAGAGGGAAGGGCGAGAGCTGACTAACAAGATTAACGCGATGACAGAAACCCAGAAGATTCACTACATAGAGAACGGACTATGAAATTCGTATCGGACATATCAGACTTACCATTTCCTGAAACAGTATCGGTGTACTACGGAAAGGATGGGGAGAATACAGACCAGAAATCTGGGGTCTGCTTCTCTGAGAAGATTGGCGATTTTACTAAGTACTTTATTAAGTTTGTTAGTTCCGAGATTTACCATCCTCACGAACACATAAATATTAAGACTAAGTCTCAGGCCTTTGTGCCCGTTACGATCGATTGCTTTGATCTGTACCTATCTTTTTTGGCTAAGAAAACAGGAATTAGTTATGCCGCAACCAACAGAGAATATTCGAAAACTCAGTAAGACTAGTAAGTTCTGGATCGCACACCACAGAGAAAAAGATGTTGGACTGCTCGTCCTTGACACAGGCGAGCCCACGGCCCTGATCCGCACCTATCTGAAATCCCTTAACAAGAAAGAGCGTGCGGAGGAAATTGCGGCGATTAAGCAATCTAGGGCTGATAAGGCAAAACATATTAGGAAGGCTACTGCCGACGCCATGATGACAAGAAACTCGCGGGGTGGGGCTATCGCCATGACTCAGGGGGCCTCTGAGCTGGGTGACGTACAACATAACAATTCAATTGAATCTCTCCCTGATAGGCTGCAGCGTAATGTCCAGAAAATTCGACCAGAGTGAGCTTAGACCTTATAAGTCAGCCTTTAAGGAAGGCTATATCACTGAGGCAGACTACATCTGCGAACTCTTATTCATAAGAAGAAAGGAGTATGACCGCAGTGGTAGTCTGCCTCAAAAATTTTGGAACACGGATAAGTACAGACAATTATACGTTGGCCAAATAGTAAACATCAAAAGATTGCTAAGAGAGTATAGCGGGTTCGCGGTGGTAACGGCTGTAAGAGGAAGTAGGGCGTTATCCATCACTAATAAGGAATTGCTTCGTGACATCGAAAGGATTGATGCGAAACAGAAGAGGGTTCAGAAAGTCATTAAGAAAGTCGAGCCTTCAGAAGCCAAGCCGATCAGGCCCCGTGGTAATAAAAATAGGCTGGACGAACTGTAATGTATGTTACTGGCCTAGACGGTGAATCGCACAAGTTTGTCTGGTCTAAGTACATAGTTCGTAAAAGAAGAAAGAAGTCGACGCCACATAAGAAGGCCCTCTCTCTTTTACTGAAAATGTTCTCAGATCATCCAATCTATGAGGAAGTAGCACTTCCCGGCTCTAAGACCCCTAATAATGGTCTGTTGTCCGCAGACTTGTTCCTACCACAGCTACCACTATTTGTGGAGATTCATGGGTCTCAGCACTACGAGTTCAATCCCTTTTTCCACAGATCCCAGTCGGTCTTCAAAAAGTCAAAACTAAGAGATAGAAACAAAATAGCGTGGGCTAAACTTAATAGTCTCCCAATCGTGATCCTCCCATACGATCGGGAGTCAGAATGGGAATTCATGATATTGAAAACAATAGGTGCGTAATTATGAATGTGATTAAAGCGTTGAGTACGGCTATTCAGGATGAAGACTGGGGATTGGTTCGGCGAGCCCTTAACGCTCTTTCTAACATCTCGGGAGAGGTGGCTAAAAAGACAGTAAAAAAGAAGGCTAGGGTTCTATCGACCAATCTATTCGAGTCAATGGAGATTAAATTGTCCGAGGATAAACTCTCTAAGAAAATTAATGACAAGGTAGATCGAGTGGATAGGTCTCGACCAGCCTATAAGGAGGTGGTCGTACTCTGCTCTGGATGCTCTTCTAAGCATAATGTCGATCCCATGTTTCAGAAGAATTACCAATGTGACCACTGTATCACGAAAGCATCTGGCCGATAAATATGAATAATGTCGCATCAGAGAGAGCGGTCCTTGCGGGGATCTGCTCTCATGGGCTGGACTGTTATTTGGACGTGAGTCCCTTTTTAGAAGAAAAAACTTTTACGGTTGATGAGAATAAGATCCTATATCAATGCCTGACCAGCATTATCGCTAAGGGTCATACTCCTAGTTTCGTAGGCATCATTTCAGCGGCCACCGATCTGGGGCTCTCAGAGTACATAAACCAACAGTCCGTAATTAAACATATCCATGGTGTTCTATCGACACCGATTGGTTTAGAAAGCGTATTGCCGCACGCCAAGAAGATCCGCAGGCTACAGTTCGGGCGATCTCTCCAAGAGGTGATCCAGACTAGTCATGCCAATCTAGACGGCATTACGGGCGATGAGTCTCTGGTAGAGATCGTCTCGATCGTTGAGTCGCCACTGCAGGCCGTCTCGTCGTCGTACTCCAAGCAGGACGACCATAAACCCAAGGATGTTGGCGAAGGCCTTAGAGACCATATTCAGGACCTTCTAGACAATGAAGTTCGGAGTATTGGCATCCCCAGCGGAATGCCATCGTTTGATAGGGCTATCGGCGGAGGCCTTCGGCGTAAATGCATCGACCTTATTGGAGCTCGGCCAAAAGTTGGCAAGAGTACTTACAGTCAGGCTGTGGCATTGCACGTAGGTGGGGTGCTAGAGATCCCCGTTCTTATCTTAGATACCGAGATGTCAAGTGAAGAACTTCAGGACAGGATGACTGCTAGCGTATCAAACGTAGGGGTTAACGAGATAGCCTCTGGTAGCTTCAGGCTGAACTCGGCCAAAGTCGCGAACGTCATTGCGTCGATAGATAAAATCGAGTCCGTCAAGTGCAAGCATATTAACGTTACGGGAAAACCGTTTGACGAAGTCATGTCTATCGCTAGGAGGTGGGTTCTTAAAGACGTCGGCATGGTGGACGGAGTAACTAATGACTGCCTAATTATTTACGACTACTTTAAGATTACCGATTCTAGAGACATCTCTTCTTCTATGGCGGAGCATCAGGCTCTCGGCTTTCAGATGATCAGACTGCACAATTTTGTGGTTGAGCATGACTGCTCCTGTCTAGCGTTCGTTCAGCTAAATAGAGAAGGTATTATCAAGGAGACCCTTGACGCAATCGGAGGGTCTGATAGACTAGCACAAACGGCAACCTCTGTATCTATCTTCAAAGAGAAGTCGGCAGAAGAGATCGCTCAGGACGGAGCAGCCAACGGAAACAGAAAACTAGTTCCCGTAGTGGCGAGACATGGTCCGGGTATGGATGGTTATATCTCTATGAATATTGAGGGCGACGTAGCTAGGATTTCAGAAATTGCAACCATTCAAAACAGCCGTGACTTCCCAGAGCAGGATGGAGACGGAGACAATCAAGTCGAAACTCAGGGCGAATATAGATAAAATACTTGACTTCTTTGAAGTCAGGACTTACACTAGTGGGGATCTCTTAGTTTCGAACTGCCCTGTTCACGAGGGCGACAACCAGACGGCTTTCAATGTCAACATCAACAAGAGAAGTGAGTATTGTGGTAGATGGTTTTGCAACACTAAAGGCTGCCATTCTGAATACGGCGGGGACATCCTCGGCTTAATCAGGGGGCTGATTGCTTCTAAGAATAATGGTATCTCTTCTTTTACTGACGTCTTAGATCTCGCTAATAAGTTTTGCGGATCAGAGCGTGTTGACATAACTTGCGATAACTTCACGAACCTTCTTCTAGCATCGGTTGAGACAAAAAAAAGGGGCCCAACCAGAGAGCAGGTAAGATCTAAGCTCTCTATTCCTTCTCGATATTATCTAGAGAGAGGATTCTCTGAAGAGGTCCTGAACGAGTTTGATGTCGGAGACTGTTTTAGAGAGGGAACTCAAATGTTCGGGAGGTCCGTCTTTCCTGTCTACGATCCTACAGACAAATTTTTAGTAGGGTCCGTTGGTAGAGCAATTGAGAAAAAATCTCCCAAATGGATAAATGAAAAAGGTTTTGACAAAGCTAATTATTTGTTCAACTATGGAAAGGCCATTGTTGATGTGTGCAAGATAGGGGAAGCTATTCTGGTGGAGGGGCAGGGGGATGTGATGAGGTTATGGGAGGCTGGGATAAAAAACGTGTTCGGCATATTTGGATCTAATATCTCATTAGGGCAGGAGATACTGCTTCAGAAGACCGGCGTTATGAGTATCGTAACAGCTTTTGATAATGACTCTGCGGGTGAAAAAGCTCGCATCAGTGTTGATAAAAAACTGGGTAAATTATTTTCTATCAGGCACAAGGTGCCCAAAACGGATGTCGGAGATATGAGCGTTGAAGACGTAAAGGGATTGTTCAATGAGTAAGACACATAGGCGTGATCGTAGCGACGATCAAAGCAATAAATTACAGGAGAAGAAAAAACAGAAGGTTAGAACTGATCGCACCAATCGTAGAGAAAAACGAAGAACCGCCACGTAAGAAGAAAGCAAATATTATGACTAAAATTATTGGGATCGCAGGCCAGAAACGGGCCGGAAAAACTACGACGGCGAATTTTTTAGTAGGACATATCCTTAAGGAGAACGACCTAATCGAGAAATTCAGCATCTCTCCGAAGGGGGAGTTGGTGGTAAATTGCCACTATCTCGATTCGGCAGGAGATGTTAAAAAAGACGATGGCGTTCTTGACATGAGCAGAACAGATGAGGAATTCGTCGGCTATGCGAGCAAAAAGATTTGGCCTTACGTCAAGGTTTATAACTTCGCGGACCCGCTAAAAGTAATCTGCATGTGTCTCTTTGGGCTAACCTCTGAGCAGGTTTACGGAGAAGATAAGGACACGAAGACTGACCTCGTGTGGGAAAATATGCCAAACCGACCGAGCGATAAAGGCGGCAATATGTCAGCCCGTGAGGTGATGCAACACCTAGGTACTAACGTGTTTCGAAAGATTAAGGATGATGTCTGGGTTCGTATGCTGATTAACAGGATCAAGGAGGATGGGGCAGATTTTGCCATAGCTGCTGACGTGCGATTTCCGAACGAAGTATCCTGCATCAAAGAAGCGGGTGGCACCGTCATTCATTTAGGTCGTTCGGTGAAAACGGATTCTCATCCTAGCGAGACGAGTCTGGTAGGTCAGAAGTTTGATTTGACGATTGGCGATTTTAGTATTGAAGAGGTCAACACTAAAGTGTTAGACTATCTAAAGAAAGCTGGTGTTCTTTAATGTTAGTAACGTACTTTCGAAGTTCAAGTCTTGGCACATTTTCAATGTGCGAGCAGAAGTACTATCTCACTTACGTGCTCGGGATGAAAGACAAAGAAAATGCAAAAGCTAATTACGGAAACGTAGTACATAAGACTTTAGAAATACTTGGCAAGATGAAAATTGCCAAGCAGGATAAAAAGAAGCACGTACTCGATGATGACTTCGGCAAGTTGAAATTTTCAGAATGCACGATTGAAAATTTGAACACCTTGGCGTTTGACCATTACGATGCGATAAATCCCGGTCTCATGTTAAGTAAGGAGCGGAAGCTAACTCAAGAATGGAGTGAATTGGCCGTCTCTCGTTATGACGGAGAGCTAGACCCTAGGAATCAGGATATTGAGTCCGTTGAAGAGTTCTTCGAAATCGATATCCCTCATGAGTGGGCGTCCTACGAGTATGAGGTCGGGGGGCAGATCCTAAAAGGCCAGCTCGGGATAAAGGGGACCGTGGACATGATTTACCGAGAGGGAAATAAGTTGTTCCATATCCTAGACTATAAGACTGGTCGCAGGTATGATTGGTCTACCGATGAGGTAAAGACCTACGATTCTCTTCAGAACGATAAGCAACTACTTCTCTATTATTATGCGTTAAAGAATAAGTACCCGGAGCGAGACTTCAATGTATCTATCTATTACATAAATGACCACAAGATAGATAAAGAGATGGTGCGAGGCGGCGTATTCACGATGGTGTTTGGTCCCGAAGATTACGCAAAAGCGGAAGAGATGCTGAAGAGTAGGTTTGAAGAGATTCGGTCTTTACAGAGACCGGCTTTATTAAGCCAGACAAATTCTCACTGGAAGTGCAGATCGCTCTGTGCTTACTCTAAGATCAATCCAGATATCAGTCCAGACCAGCCGGTATGTACGTTTATCAGAGATCAGATCGTGGAGCTAGGAATAGACGAAACGACCAATCGATACGCAGACTTGAGCAAGCTAACTACTTACACTGGAGGGGGAAGAGCTAATGTCGAACTTAAAAATCGGAAGTCTTGAGATTTTAACAGAAAACCTGAACGGCCTAGACTATCTGGACGATCTTGCGAGTATGTTATCTGTGTTCTCGACTATAAATTATCTTGAAGAGGAAAATTTTAAAAAGATCACAAAGAAAGATACGCTATGAACTACAACAACATAATTTGCTTCGACCTAGAAACTGGTGGATTAAACACATCTACCGCTCAGATCGTGCAGATCGGGGCCGTTGCGATCGATGGCCGACGATTGGAAGTAATTCCTAATTCTAAATTCGACATCCTCATTAAGCCACTATATGGGGAGGAGGCGGCGACAGCCGGCCTAGAAGAACTTGGAGATGGGGCTATTCGAATTCACGGGAAAACACATGAGATCCTCAGTAAAAAAGGAGTATCATTATCTACCGCCCTATCGAACTTCAAAGAGTACACGGCTTCTTACTCGTCAGGAAAGGGGCAGTGGAAGCGACCAATTGCTTCAGGTTATAACATTGTCAACTATGACCTGCCAATCCTGAACCGCGACTTGGCTAGCAAAAAAATAACTAACCTTTTTCATCCGAGAGACGTATTAGACGTTTTGAATATGATGTTCCTGTTCTTCGAGAATGACAAAAACGTATCCAGCCTATCTGTAGACAATCTTCTTCGTAAGCATATGGGCGGGAGCACCGATGGTGCTCATGATGCTCTAGGAGACGTTCTTCTTACAGCGGATGTTATGTGTAGAAGCCTGCGATTAATCCGCCGGGCAGTTGGCAAGGTCAATTTCGAAGGATGTCTAAATGTCTCTAGCGATGAAATTTGAAGCTATGATTGCTGGTATAGCAAGAAAGCTATACAAGCAAAATAGATTTTACTGTCTCGAAGATCTAATCCAAGTCGGGCTAATGACGGCGGTGAGAGTGGAGAATAGTTTTGATTCGGAAATAGCTAAGCCATCTACGTATTTGACGATTTGTGTCAGACGGGGAATGACCGCGTTTATCTGCAAGCACAAGCGAATGTTTAGAGAGTCTAAAGCCCCGTTCGATCGGGGGGAGCCTGAGAGATTCCATCTTCCCGATTATCTCCCGACGATGTCGGATCTTGACAGGTCCATAATAGAATTAGTGTTCGCAAAATACTCTCACTCAGAAATCTCTGATATCCTAGAGATCCCCATTGAAATCATTACGTCGGCATCTCGGCGGATAAAAAGAAAGATTCGCATTAATGCGTAAAAAGAAGGTTCTTTTCTTTACTGAGGCCACTTATCTTAATACTGGATATGCTGTATATGGCAAAGAGATCATTCCGCGACTTTTGGATCTTGGTCATGACGTTGCCGAGTATTCAATATATGGAGCCGAAGAAGATCCTAGACGTAAGTCAATCCCTTGGAAGAATTATCCTGTGGCGGTGTCTCCAAGTGATACCGATGAGGCGAAGCAGTTTTATTCTTCAAATCCGGTCAACCAGTTTGGAGCTTGGCGATTCGAGCGAGCCGCTTTAGATTTTAAACCAGACTGCGTTATCGACCAGAGAGATCCGTGGATGTGTTCCTTTGTGAGACATTCGCCTTTTAGGAAACTGTTCTCTTGGGCGTGGATGGCGACGGTTGACGCGATGCCTCAGAACTCTGAATGGATTGACCATTTTGCATCTACCGACTATTTCTTAACCCTGACCGACTGGGCGGGCAATCTAGTAAAAGAACAGGGGGGCCATAAGGTAAATTATTGGGGTGCGGCACCTCCGGGCACGTCTCCAGAATTTCGTCCTTTGCCAAAAACAGCCCATCGGATAAGCATGGGTATCAATCCCGAGTGGAAGATTATTGGCACGGTTATGCGTAACCAGAGACGGAAGCTGTTTCCGGAACTGTTTGAGTCATTCTCTAAATACATTCACGAGAATGACGAGAAGGACACTTACCTATATTGTCATACGTCATACCCCGACAACGGATGGGATATTCCTCTTTTACTGAAGAATAATAACATCTCATCTCGCGTACTGTTTACGTATTGTTGTGAGTCATGTAAGGATGTATCTATTGGGAAATTTTCTGATTCGTTGAGGCAGTGTAAAAAGTGCCGGGAGTTTTCCTGTAAGCCTTCGAACGTAACTACGGGTGTCTCCACAAAACAATTGGCGGATATCTACAACCTATTCGACCTTTACTATCAGTGTGCAAATTCGGAAGGTTTAGGATTTAGCCAGCCGGAGGCTGCTGCATGTGGCGTCCCAGTTATGTCTACCGACTATTCTGCGATGTCGGATGTGGTTCGTAAGCTGAAGGGGTATCCGGTACCACTGAAATGTAAAACCTTAGAGATGGAGACCGGGTGTTACCGAGCCATTCCCGATATTGATGCAGCGGTGGACTATTTCAAACACTTCTTTAGCCTGTCAGGTGAAGACCGAGATATCCTGTCTTCAGAGGCTCGCAAGTCGTGCTTGGCCGAGTTCGATTGGGATAAGGCATCTGAGAATTGGAGTCGCGTGATCAACGATTGCTCGTATGGAAAATGGGACTCTCCTATTCGACAGGTTGGTCAAGTTCCGGACATGCCAAAATTTGTAAACAACAAGCAGTTTTTGGATTGGTCTATTGACACCTACATCCCCTACTCGGACGCGAAAAACTCATTCGAGTCCTCTTGCCTCTTGAGAGATTTGAATTTCAAAACCTTCAAAAACAACTCTTGTGGTTATTTCTATTCCGAGATGTCCTACTTCAATAGGGAGCAGTCTCAGCCATTCTCTAAAGAGCACGTAACCCGAATGCTCGAAGGTAAGAAAAAGTCGTTTAATTTCTGGGAGTCTGCGAGACAGAACCCCTCACTTCTCAAAGACGAGAGTTGGCTATGATTTCTACAACTTGTAAAAACTGTACTTTCAAACTTATGGATGGCTTTCATCAGGTGGGTTGCGAAATCGGCATGTTGAAAAAATTCAAATCTGTTGGGGATGAGGTACTTGACTATGTCGAGGACGAGATGACCTACAGTAAAGTAGACAGGGTCTGCATGCATCGACGAGAAGAAACGTGGCGTGAGTCTGGAGGGACGAGATCTCTCTTATTCGAAGAGACGTTTATTCGGTCGACATTTGTAGTCATACACAAAGCGGGGGCGTCACTAGGAGATCTAGAGAAAACACTACGAGATATTAATTTGGTTGACACTGTCAGACTACCGAAGGTGGTTGTCTGTCACGAACATCATAAATATAGTGAAATTATTGGGGTGGCCTCAGAGATCATTCCGGAATCCCGTCTCTCCTGTGTGTATATGGTCGATAAGCTATACGAGGACTCTATGTACGACGAATCTTTTCGTCGATGCAAAAACGGATGGGTGATTTTTGTCGACTCTGGCACTCCAGTAAAAAAAGAGATGTTGTGTGCAATCAACCACGCATCCGTCTCCGAGGCGAAGAAATTTGTAGAAATCACCGGGGAAGTTAAGGCGTATCCGGCTATAATCTATAAGCACTTAGATGGCTATAAGGGCATGTCTATGTCCGAAAAAGTGGCCACTTTTAATCAGGACGGACTGTCGGTTCCTATAGAGGATTTATATGAAAATTATCGGCTATTCAGAGAGTCCTAAACTTAGCGATTTTTGTGAGGTGGTGTCTGACCTGTCTCAATATAGCCACTACGATTTTGTGGTAGATCTGACGAACGCCGATTTGGTTGCAGACCCGACCAAGTGGTTGCAGTCGGACACCACCATCGAAGGATACCATTCAGACTTTTACGATAGAGAGGGGAACTATGTCCCCTCTCCTAAGCGGGTACCGGCATCTATTATGAGGACCAAGACCTTTATCGAAAATTCTGGAGATTTGAGTGCAGCGATGTCGACATCGTGTTTTTCCTATATCCCAGAACCACTCTTCAGGATTTCCTAAATGACGGCATATGTTCTGATGGCAGCAGGAATTGGCCGCTCCATGCAGACGAAAGGCTCAAAATCGATACTGCCCTACGGGAGTGAGAAAATTATTGATTTTCAGATTAGGACAATTCTGGATTTTGATAAGAGTGCAGACATTACAGTTGTGCTCGGGTTCAAATCGAAGCTGGTTACCGAACATCTAGTCTCTAAGAAGCATGATGTTCGGATCGTCTACAATCCACTATACGATCTGAATAGCCAGACGGACAGCCTTAGAATAGGAATCAACTCTCTAAGGAAGACTAGCTTCTACATCATTCATGGGGATGTCATCTTCAACGAGGCAGCCCTGAAGATAAAGCGAGGTCGGTCCGGAGTCATGGTAGATACGCACCATAAGAACCTAAAGGGAGTTGGCTTATCCTATGGTGACACCGTCCTAAACTTGTCCTATGGATTACCTAAGAAGTGGGGCCAGATCGCCTATATCGCTAGAGACGATTATGATGAAGCCGTCAAAGTAATAAATGGCTTCAAGGTGAATAGGTGTACGTTTGAATACTTGAACATGCTCAACGAATCTTTCGGACTTATTCCCTACGTATCTGAGCGTGCTAAAATGATAGAGATAAACAAAAACTATGAAAATGCTAGTTATAAGCAACCGTAATGACTTCAGGATACAGTCCCTTATCAACCCCCTTCGCGGACTTATGGAGATCGGCGTGATGAGGGAGTTTAGTGCGGAGGGACTGGACTCGTTTGCTCCCGACATCGTATTCACAGATGATATGCAGAGAGCACCAGACGGTTTTGACCTATCTAAAGTTAATGAGTTACCGGCGTTCATAGATCTTCTCCAGTACGCGGAGCCAGTAAAAGAAAGTAGGTATGTGAGCGACTTTTCTTACGTTGGAGATATCGCAGACTTTGGAAACGCATTGCCCAAACTTACCCAGTCTGGCTATAATGTCAAGCACTTCTTTTCTCGTCCGTCAGGCTTGAGTTCCTACTGCGGCTATGTGAGCCACGATAAGATGTGCTCGATTTATCATAACGCTAAAGCCTGCCCGATTCCTGCGGGCGATCCGGGCTTCCGTGAACTCGATATTATTATGGCTGATGGCAATCCAATGAAGTATAAAGATATGCCTTCTTTTTTACTGGATGCCGCTAAAGCCGCTGATGGTAAGTTGTTCCCGAAGAAATTTAGCAGGGCCACGATTACCAAGAACCATACTAATTTTGATCGGGTGGCCGATATCCTAGAAGGTCTTGGACATTCGGCTGTGGCTAAAAAAGTTAGGAGCAATAAACCATGCGATCAGTAGTCGTACTAGACAACACTTCGTTCGAGGATAAGAACTACCATATCCTCAAGCACGTAAATGAGTTGTCGGAGGGGCTCGGTGAGATTTCCGTGATCTCTCTAAATATCTCAAATAGGCTCATGAACATAGAGACCTCGGTAGTAAATATCAGCGAGCTGAATAATTCCTATGGGTGCAACATCATAGCGACATGCTTGGGGACGGGCACCATTTTAGGCATCGCCCCGGTGAATGCCAATAAGTACCTCTTTTTACATGACCTTAGTTTCTTACAGTCCGCCTACTCGTTTGATGAGGTTTTTAATATCTTCTCAGAAGTTAACCTAATCACACGGTCTGTAGAACATCACGATACTATTCTAAAAATCTTTGGGATCGAGTCGAGGATTCAACAATACTTAGATATGAGTCAATTATGAACGTAGTAGAGCTATACGAGAACGGCCTTAGCTGTATGAAGATCTCAAGAGAAACAGGTCTTAGTATTCATCGAGTCAGAACACTGCTGAAAAGTTCTGGCACGAAAATGCGGACGTACTCTGAGGCCCAAAAAGGCTTACTGGATAGCGGAGAGGTTTCTCATCCAACTAAGGGTAAGAAACAGTCTCAAGAGACGCTCGATAAAATCAGTAATAGTGTCTCTAAGACTTGGAGCGACAAAACCGACAAGCAGAAGGAGGATTTCTCTAATAAGGCGAGGGCCAATTGGGACGGTATGTCAAGGGACGCGAAGGATAGGTTTAGAGAGCAGGGAGCCCAAGCGGTTAGAGAGTCTGGTAGGAATGGATCTAAGTCCGAAAAGTATGTTCTAGAACACTTGACAAAAGACGGTTTCGACGTCACAGTACATATGAAGGATCTTATCCCCGACGAGAAACTCGAAGTGGATATGTATATTCCTAGTCTTAGAACCGCCATTGAGATAGATGGACCCTCTCATTTTCTGCCTATTTGGGGGGACGAGAAACTGGCAAGGCAAGTCTCTGCGGATACTAAGAAACAGGGACTCGTTTTGGCTAGCGGCTACATAATGCTTAGAGTGCGTCATCTAGACAAATCAGTATCTCAGAAGAGGCTGAGGGCAATGTATGACGCGATTAAGGAGGAGTTGGCAGTAATTTACGAAAACCCGCCCGGCGTAGGTAAACGATTAATTGAAATTGAGGTAAAGGATGGAGAGTCTAGAAGAGTCTAGTCCTGTAGGACGGGAAGATATTGGTTGGCATGATTACGTTATCTCTATGTTTGACCCTAGGGAGCTGATCGATGGAAATCCTACAGTGCCCGGACTTAGACGAATAGTAGGAATCCTCTTAGGACAGGTCGTGTGTAGTCGGCCAGTCACTGTTTTTCCCGCAGAGCGGGAGGCCACGGTGGTTTACGAAGTCGTAATCAAGACGAAGGATGGTGATTTACTAACTTTCGGAGACGTTGCTGATGTTTGGCATGGTAATACGGACGCTTTGTTTGTAGGATTCGCACCGGCGACAGCGTGCACGAGAGCAGAGGGGCGATGCCTACGTAAGGCATTAGGACTGCGAGGAGTAGCAGCCGAAGAACTGCCCGCTCAGAAGGTCCAAATGATTAGTGATCAACAGCTCGACTTCATTGACTCTCGATGTAAAAAGCTGGACATTGATGTCCTTAAATTTATCAGTAGTGGAACAGGAGATTATAGGAGTATTTATGAAGTAACAAAAGATATTGCGACAAAGATGATTAAGCAACTGAACGTCCTCAAAAACGATGGGGACAAAATCAAAGATACTATTCAACCCTATATTTCTTGGAGATAACTTATGTCTATTTTAGACGAACGACAGTCGCGTATCAAGTCACCAGTTAAGTACTACATCGAGTTTAAGCACGGCAGTTGGCGATACTGGGACGCTGCACAGTCGGCCAGTATTCAGATCCCCTCTCTCTCGTTCATCTGTGTTGACGTCCGCTCATCAGTTGGTGGATGGAGCGATGAACATGAGTCGAGCATCTACTCTAATATGGTCAAGGATTTGTCTGAACCCCTATCCATCAAGACCGGAAAGAAGGTCAGGGTCGACCTTGTGAAGGGGGTCTATAAGGAGATCAAAAGTCAGATTGCGGCACTGGGTGGTAAGTTCGTCAGTAACGTGTTCGCTCTAGCAGATATCGAAGGGGTATTTGTTCCGGTTAATATCCAGTTCTCGGGAGCCTCCCTACGTGACTGGATGGAGTTCGTCAATCAGGAGAAGATGTTTAACGTCTATACTTATCTGGTGACAGGCGTTCCCGGAGAGGAACAGAAGAAAGGATCGGTCAAATACTTTACACCATCATTCAGCTTCGTAGAAGCTCCTGATGATTTGGTGGATGACGCTAAACAATTCGCCGCGTTGGAACTTGAGGACTATCTAGAGCAATGAAATACTTTCGCCTGCTACTCAAAAAAGAAGATGAGAAAGTCGTGTTTTCAAACATAACAGAAGAAGAGGCTGACGACTCTACGTTTGAAGGCATGAACTGGGAGAAGCCCGTTATTATCTTTAACGACGGGGCTCATGTACACTTCATTAGTCTAGAAAAAAACTATCTAGAGTGCGTGACCTTAGGAATCTCGGCTTCCAATGATCTTAAATAGACAAGGCGATAGGTGCGAGTGCTCAAGGCCGGGCTATTGTCAGCGTCACTGCGTAGAGAAAGATCTTCCTAGATTTTTAAGATGCGTGAATGAATACCAGATCAGACAAGTTGAGGACGTGGAGTCTGTCGAGCGAGGAAGCAAAGCCAAGCTAGATAAACTAATACCCGGAAAGATTGATATTGACCTAGTCAAAATCAACCTACTCGGCCACGACGAAAGACAGTTCGAGAACATCAGTAAAAGAGAGTATCTATGTCCCTATCTTTTACAGGATCTTGATTTAGGCGAGTTCTCCGACTTCCAAGATAATAGATTCGCTGAAATAAGAGCGTTCTTTTGTCCTCAACTGTTTGAATCTGAGTATACCGGAATGGTGACTGCTTCTTGGAATCATAAATACTCAAACACGAACAACATTGACAACCTCCACGAGTGGGCCAATCTTGGCCTGCTCTTTGGAGATCCGAAAGTTGTCTTGTGTGCAAACACAATGGTGTTCGACTGGAACGCCATAGCCCGACTTAAAAACCCGAGTGAGGATTCAGTAGAGTATTTTGTGAGACATATTGGGATAGACGAAATCTGTAATATAGCACCGATATCTAATCAGTTCATCTGTCACAAAAGCGTAATGTCGGAAATCTGTGAGTTCGTAAAAACACACATACGAAACTTCATTAGTTTTTACGACCTAGTGGTCAAGCCAAGAAGAGTAGGTTCTTTTCACGAAAAAAGAAAGATAGCCGTAGAGATAGAGTTTCTGATCATGTATTACATGGCCTCTCGTCCTGACCTGCACATCATATCAAATGAGGAGATGAAAAATGGATGGTATCTAACATACGACTTTTAGCGGTATTGATGGCTGACGCAATCACCTGATCCATGTTCAGGTAAACATAATTGGCCAACCTTCCGCCGAAAATATACTTACTACTTTTTAGGCTCTTGTACTTATTGTGCAAGAGCCTATTTTCGCTTATAGGGATTGGGTAGCATGCCTCCCCGTTTGCAGAAGACCTCTCTAGTGTGACGATAGACACGGGAGGGAAATCCTTCATTGAAAAGTGGGCATGCTCTGTAGATCTCAGGTAGGGGGTCTCGTCCGTATAGTTTACGACTGCCGCACCCTGATGATCCTTTCTTTTACTGGTGTGCTCAAATTCAAGACCCACCCATCCTAGATGCCCAAATTCAAACTCGTAGAATCTATCGATCGGACCTGTGTACACAAGTCTTCTGCATAGGCCGTCTAGCCTGTCCCTGTGCTTAAAATAGTCTACTCCTAGCTCCACATCGATTCCTTCCAGCATGTTCTTAAAGAGCGACGTATAGCCGTCTATCGGTATGCCCTGATGTGGATCATTGAAATAGTTATCGTTAAAAGTATTTCTAACTGGCACTCTGGTCAGTAGGGTAGCCGGTAGATCTCTAGGCTCCATACTCCACTTCTTTTTAGTGTACCAGTAAAAGAAAGTTCTATATATTTCCTCGCCAACCGAGGCCAAGCAGGCCTCCTCAAAATTCGCCGGGGCTTCTATGTGGAGCCTCTTGGATCTTAATAAAGCTTCGGCATCCTCCGGAGTTTTAACCCCAAACATTTGATTGAGAGTCATTAGGTTGATAGGGAAGGAATAAAGACGGCCATTATTTATTGCCTTTGGTCTATACACGAAATTATTGAATTTTCCGAACTGGTTAACAAACTCCCAGACCGGATCACTTGACGTATGGAAAATGTGTGGCCCATACATATGTACGTCAGTACCCTCTCGGCTTTCTGTGTAACAGTTGCCGGCTATGTGCTCTCTCTTGTCGACCACTAAGCATTTAGCCCCTGAGTCGGTGACGGTTCTCGCAAAGGCACAGCCGAAAGGTCCCGCACCCACTATTACGTAGTCGTAGTTTACCATTTTCCGATTGGGCACTTGCTAGAGGAAAATCCTGTTTTAACTTCTAGGAAACAGCCGCATTTTGTGCATCGCCCCTCTTTGAAAAATGGGCAACCGCCACAGATACTAAGTCGCCTGTTCTTTTCTTCTGGAGTCGCGTTACTCATTCCGGTTGCCACGTGGGTCACCACAGCTTTCGCAACATTAGCCGCCTGTTTAAGTAGGCTCGGAAGCTTCTCCCCGCAATCGGTCTGCAGCGGGCCGCGACATTCCTCCCACATTTTAAAATAGCCAGCATGATTTTGGCATAGCTTATGCAGGTGTGCAGTCTTTTCAACGCCGTGCCTATTACATAGTCCTGCCAAAGGGCATTCACATCCTGTTTTGTTCATCGTTAAGCCTCAGTAATTACTGCGTAAATCAAAGAATCGTCAAGACATATATTGTCTCCCCCAGCGGAACATCCGCACTCGGCCATCCATATTCCGGAGGGAGAAGAAAGATCGTCAGAGAAATTGGCCTCTAGCCCAACATAACACGATTGTGTTTTTGGGAATGTAACGCCAGAAGATAATGCCGAGCACAGGGTCGTATTAGCAAAAAAGCAGCAGTCAGAATTCGCATCTCCGGGAGCTAGACTATAAACATTTTCTCCGCACTCCCAAGTCGGCACATATCCGGCTGAAGACGCCTCTAAATACTTTCCTGAGAACTCAGGGCATTCAGTCTGGTATAATGTAAACCCAGTAGCTGGGTCCGAGCAACTTTCTCGATAACCCTCGGCGTCGGACGCCTGCAGGAACGTACCATCGTAATCGATCACGTAGTCAGCGTATAGATCCGGTGGGAACACGCCGTAGTTGACCCCAGTACAGGTGATCTTATCGTATACGTAAAGAGCGTAGACTTGCTTACAACTACCCGGACGCGATAAGGGATCGCTACATTCTGAATCGACACATCCACAAGGAGGTTCTGACACAAACCCCTTGCAGAAGATAGACGGAATATCTGTAAACATATAAGATAGGGAGGTTGGCTCCTCCAGACTATTATCTCGTCTCCTTGTTCTGTCCGGACAACAATTCACATCGACCAAGATTTTGAACTTATCAAACAAACAGTTGCTCGCACCGCTCGCAAGAATGGATGTGTAATAACCCATATCGCCGACTGAGTAGGTCATCGTCTGATCAGTGTGGGTGTACGGGAGGGTAACGGAGTTACACTCCCCGCTATTAGGTATTAAGCAAGAACTGCCACGAAACGGTTGTCGAGTCACCCCAATTAGTGGCAGATAGTCATTTACATAGATTATAGAGTCGTCAATGCCAACCTCTTGATTAACAATAGTTACGCTATCTGGATCACAAGCGTCTAAAATCCTACCGGACCTCGTCCCTTTGATGATTTCAGGTAAAGAAGAGAAACTACCATACCCAGAATACCAGCTTGGATATTCCGGTCTGGCATTGTCCGTACACATAGAGAGAGCACCGTAGGCTGAGACTTTCGTGCCCTCTGCATATTTTCGTCTAGGGAAGAACATCTTGTTGCAGAAGAAATCCGCTCCGCACGCCCTGATGTCCTGTAAGCAGCTATGCTTAGCGTTGACGGCCAGCGTGCCGAATTCGACAGCATAGTTGCCGGTTCCAAAGATGGCCTCTAGGGCGGGACTGCCACCTCCCGATTGGCCACAGATTGCTGCGTGGGTGACCCCGTCAATCGCCGTGTCAAACTGGTAGCCTGCGGGATACCCAGATTCGTAAAAAAGGTTGTAGTAATTCCAGACGGAGTCCCCAGTAAACAAGAAGTCTTGGTTGGCGTTCGCCCCACTCGGGTAGTGCACTCCGCATACAGAAGAGAAGGCTGGGGTGACGGAGTCCGTAGGTACGGCGTAAGGTATGGTCTGACAGCCACTGTCATAGACGTAAGACCCATAATACTTAGTGAAGCAAGCACTACCCCCCTCAATAGCCTTTACCTCTTGCCAAGTCCGGTCGTGATTATGATACTCCCTAGAAACATGGAGAGCGTATCCGCTTCCATAACATTCCACCTTGTTGACTATCATGATCTCAGGCCAACATGCCTTCTTATTTACTGAAATATCTATCACATTGCCGGTCGTGTAGATTGGGTTTCCGCAGTTGGCAGAATTCGATCGGGAGTCGGCACAGATACCGTTATCGCATGAGTAGGGATCAAGATTACCACATGTGTTTGCATTGTTCGGCTCATAGAACTTGTATTGAATCCCGGAGGCTATTTTATTAGGACCAGAATCAAAGGAGCAGAAGTCTGTAGCGGTGCTGGAGTATGGACCTTCGCCCATGTGTGGGAATGGGGGCAGTTGGTTTAGTAGAACAGGAATAGAGACCCTATTCTCTCCGCTTATTGAATACCAGTACGGTATGCCATTACAGTCATAGTTTCCCGTGTTCTCGTAAGTCGTCTCAAGCACCAACGACCCGCCCGAGCTATCTACTCCGTAAATCCTCATCAGCGTAGGTGAGGAGCATTGGCAGAAACAGGGGTTCAGTTCGAAATGGGCCGGAATACGAGACGTTGCGATACCACTAAAAGAGACGACGGCTCCACAGTCGTTGCACCCAACCCCTTGTCCGGAGCAGCTAACACAGACCGACTCTGAATCGCAAGACCCTCCGCATCCGTAAAACCCACCGCCCACGTAGCATCCATAAATCAGCACTTTCTCACCTGAGCATAGTTGAATATTCCTACGGGCATGTATTGGGTCACCTAACAGAACGCCATTTGTTAGGATGTCGGAGAAGGAGGGACCCTCAATTTCGGCCTCGGTAAGTGCTTCAAAATCTGACTTTCTGGCATCGCCAATCAACAACATTTTACTAGATAAGGAGAGGCGGTTTCCGGGAGACGGGTAGGTCGATGGGCAGGAGTCTCCGCGACATGACCAAAGATTAGATACAGAGTCCCCCTCGTAAAAAGCGAACGGGAAGCTCGGTTCCGTTAGAAAGTCTATATTCTCTGGACATGCCAACTTAAAAGAGGCATATACGCTAACCCCGCCGGCGGCACCATTGGCATAGTCAACATTCAGATAGCTGCTAGTAATGTCATTGCATCCGGTCATCTCAACATAGGAGCTATTTATCCCAGAGGATATCCAGCCGACAGCAAGATCGTGGAGTCCTTCTCCTATGGTCTTGGTGTATAAAGTCACCTCAGATCCCGTTATGCAAGAACATGTGTTTCCCGTGTAAGGCGTTGCGAATTGAGAATGCAGAGTATCTGCACCAGCCCCGCAGAAACTGGTGGGGATACCGCTTAGGCACGAATAGGTAGGGTCTATCGCCGTACCGGAATAACGACAGTTATTATATCCATACTTACCGCCGCCAACCCCCTTGTTATGAGAGTATTTTGTATCGCCCCCACTAAGGGTAAGAACCAGATTGCCAACTGGCATGGTAGTGGTAGTACAACCAACGCAGATATCTGTAGACTCTAACTCGATTAAGAAAGGAACATTATCAGTTGGCCAGCCATTATAGAACGTGCCAGACGTATCGAAGTCCACATACGGAATCTCTGGACCGGTAGCACAACAGCTAAAGTCTCCAACCTTAGGTCTAAAGTAAGGGGCGACTAATCTACCCTGATTATCGGCCAACCCCCAGTAGGGATAGTCTCCAGACGTATGAATCGAATTATCACCAGTAGTCTGCCCGTTCCACGTCCCGCTACCCAGAAGGTCTGGACTTGGACCAGTGTCTACGAAGTTCCAATACATAGGCTCGGCTATGTCGACATTCGGCGTAGTGTCACGATAGGTACCGGCGTGCTTCAATTTGGCAAAAGCTTCAGTTATCACGTCCTTTCGGCTCTGGGTCTCCTTACCACAAAGATTTCTGATGAACCCATATGTCGTGTATGGCTGCCTGACATTACAAGACTCCGGGAGTTCTGGAATAGCGTCGCATGTCTCGTGTTCAAATATCGTACTTACGAATTCTTTGTATTTCTGTAGCTGATATCTTGAATCGTTGCACCCATATCGTTCTGGATGCAGGTCGAAATTAAACAGGCAAGGAAAAGATACGGGCGAGGCGATCTCGACCATCTCAGGAGGATTTTGTCCGGGAACTGGGTTTGAGCAGCCACAAGCACATTTAGCAATCAGGCCACCAAAGGCCTGATTCATATTGAGATACATATACATCTCTTGGCCGGCCAAGCCTCTTTTTAGGTCGGCAATGCCAGTGGGGGCCGAGTATGGTCTACCGGACTCATCAAATTCGCAGGGGTCGTAGAAGTCGCATCCGCGATACACAAAAGCCAGTCGGGATAGCCGATTGGTTTTAAATTTGGCGGTCTCGGTATCGCACTCGCTATAGTCCTCGTACTGGGTAAGACAATCAGGGAAAATCTCAAGCGATGCATGTTTCGAGTAGCAAGTAGCATTCCTTCCTTTTACCCGATTGTACTTATTTTCGGTTCTAGTTTCCGTATCGAATCTATCGGTTTCAAAAAACGGGCCGTAGTAGGGCAGATCTTTTTCAAATACGGGAACGCCAGACACGGAATCTATCGTACCAGAAGAGGTGACCGACGGATAACTTCTATCCTGACGGTATCCAGAAGAGGATACTAGAACCGGCGGAGTACCGTAGGTATCCCTATTGGCGATAAGTCTATTTGATTGAATCTTATTCTTATCGTTATTGAAAGCCCTACCGAAGTCGATATGGTAGTTTGTTTCATTTGGGATTATTTTTGAATCTGAATCAACGCCATAGGCGGCTTCACCGCAACAACTAGATGGGTCGTGCGTATTTATGGCCACCCAGAAATTATCAGAGGTCATATTATAAGAAAAATTATCGAGACCCCAAGTACCCAGTAGGTTAGCTGTTGTGCTAACGCCATGGGCGACATCTTGTATGACGTATTTTCCAGTAAAAGAAAGGGGGGCTGTAGAAAGCACAAGGGACATGCCGTCCTTCAATGCCGGAGATAGCTCAAGATTCACTGAGGCCAAATACGATACGCCCGTGTCTCTTGTAAGTCCGGAGATGAGTGTAAAACCCCCCGAGTATGGTGGGGCTACGGCTCCGTCCTGAGTGCAGTCCAATACGGCCACTCTAGTATTAAACGCCTCGTACTTTTCAAGGTAGTGGCTGTCTCTTACTATGTGATCTTTTTCATTGCCCGAGCAGTCTATTTGACCGCTGTCATTGATGGTGGAATCATAACACCCTGAGAAGTCGATCATCCGCCAAGCACTGGTAGCGTTCTTGTATAGACTCTCATTAAAGTTTATCTTGTTACCAAAGCCAAAATTCTCTGGGAACTTCTTGTATACCTGAGTCGCTTCTACCGTGTCGCAAGACGGTCGGTCGGAGCTCACCCCCTGAACCAAACCCTTCATTCTATCAACTAGATAGATCTCCGCTCCGCCACGATTTACTCCGTCCTCGATCCCGTCGGAGCCGTAGTGGGTCGAAGTGTCAGTGTCTGGGTCGTATACTGACCGATAGAACACGTCTGGTCGCTGCTCGTTAGTGAGTGGCCCGGTAATGATGGGGCCACAGCTTTTGGATACCGAGTGGTCGGCATCAAATCCGTCGAAATAGTCGAAGTACCCATTCTCATAATGGGCCCATCCCTCTATTAGTACTCCGCTGAATCCCCAGAAGGCTGGGTTGGCCGTAATCTTGACACGAAAGTTTCTCGGAACAGAAATTCCTCCTGTCTCGTTGTTGTCGTAGCCCCCCCCCTCTGAACAAAATGCTGTCTCGATACAGTTTTTGCCGCAGGAATAGCATCCTTGATAAATATCTGCCATTATTTTGTCCTAGAAACTATTGATTAAGGTGCTTGGGTCACCACAGAATTCGCAGGACTTCATTCCCTGCGTCTGTACCTTAACACTACAGGTCTGCATGATTCCGCCATCACATTCAACGTGAGTAACTACTTGCTGTGTCTTAAACTCTGATTGAGTCACCCAGTGAATCGGCAAAGACACCGATTCTATCTGTGCGTTTGTTGGATAGATGGACATGTTATATGTCTTATTATAGTCGTAGCCAGAAGATGGTACTACGACCCCCGATGCTAAAGTCCCGGCATTAAAGTATAATTGTACTGAGGCACAGATATCGCTAGTCACTATGCCAAATCCGCCGTATATGTAGCCACTGCCGACTGTCTCCACCACTACGGAGGCGACCCCGCTACCATCAGTGGTGATTGACGCGGTCGCATCTACGCCGCTACCCCCAATGAAGCTGCCCGTGTTTACTAATTTACTCCTACCGGTCTTGACGGTAAATGCCAGATCCCCCGCGTCGAAGCTCTGCTTCAACGGGTTTTCAATAAGAATTCTTTGATTCGTCGGACTTTGGCAGGGGTTGGTAACATGCCCGCAGTCTTGACAATCTTCAGTCCAGATATTATAATACTCATTTCCGACATCGTCGGAGGTCTCTCTAATAATGAAGGCCTCGTAAAAGGGAAAATCTACTCCTGTGTAATTCAGATATTCGTATGACCCTTGATTGTCTGGGTTTCCAGAATAGGCCAAAAGCTCTGGGTCGTAAATCGCCGTATTCCCTGTTGAATATACCTGAGCGGTGGCTGGTCCTATCCTTGTGTATTGGTCTCTTGAGTTACTACGCTCTACCTCGTAAGAGAAGTTTTTTGGGTTGTACGTATTCGTTAGTTTTACTAGGAAGATTTTGGTCGTACTACCGCCGGTCCAGACCTTTCTTCCATTATCCCATCTGACATCGAGAGGGCCAGTTTTCCAAAGCTCCGTATTCCATATCTCTCCTGATGATGGAACAGGGCCTCCGTCCGTGTCATAGCCAAATCCCGACAGTATCATTGGTGCCCTGTGTGCGATGGCACGAACATCTCGAATTTCTGTTCTGCCACGATTATAAAAGTCGGCATCGAAATGCGTCGAGCCGGGATGAACGCCGGACTCTATAGACTCCTCAGTTGCGTACTGACTGGCGGTCATACTGTAGGCGATGTTGTGGCCGCTACTTACCCAGACTCCGGTGTTAAAGACTCCGGTATCCACGACCCCCGTATTTAAGACGCCAGTACCGAAGATGTGGTTTGGGTTAAATGGGTTCAGGCTATAGACATTTACGTCCGTTTCGTCTGTAGGTCTCTCAAATCTCGGCAGTACCCCAGTGTGGTCATAATTAGTGGTGTAAGGAACGAACATTGAATCCATAGATGCGGCGGCGTAATAGTCCGTCAGATCACTAGAGATCATCAGATTCGTATACTCGGTGAAACTAAACTCGTCTACTAGAGCCGTATTCACCTTGTTCACATAGACGCCACTAGTGGTTGATCCAAAAATTTCTTCCTCGGATCTTAAAATATCCGTTACGGTAGATACAATGAAGCTATGGTTTTTTATCATCTGTTACCGCCCTTACTCTGTGACTGTGCTTTTATTGCGTTTGACATTTTTCTTAAATTCTTGACAAGTTCTCGATCTGTTTTACCTTGTCTAAAACTCAGGCTACGGAAATTATAGGTGGTACTGACATTTCCATTACTATCAAAGTTTATGCTTACATCGCTAATCCTTGGGCCGTCAAACAAAAACTGGCCAACTTTAGATATTAGTGGAAGACCCGGAATTGTGACAGTTCCTTCCTCCTGAGCAAAAAGGCTGAACCCATCAATGCTATTTGCGATGGCTTGTCCCGCCAGATTCATCCCCGCGAAACCAGAGAGGTTCGATCCGTCAATAGACTCGATCACTCTAGTAATTCCTCCGTTTCCGTCCATGATATTCCAGTTGGTGTCGGTAGTCCCATAAATCGGTATTAGGAAATTCTCAGGAGTCAGCTCTTCCTTTTGTTCGTACTCGAACTTACCAGCATAAATTACGTTAGAGAAATTAGTGATCCAAGGACCGTAGGTGTATCTATTCGACCTTTGTGGAATACCCACAGACCTAGGAGCTACTGGAGCGGGAGCCAGACCATTCTTTACTTGGTTATTAAAACCCTCTGTGTCAAAACCTCCACGAGATGACTGCTTTATGTTTGGGTAAATGGCCGCTCTGATATTTTCCTCAAAGGCGTCAGCAAAATCAGAAGTGAGGGGATTGAAGCCGTTTGCCGAAATCGATTTCGGGTAGTATACTGGATTAGTGGAGAACCTAACCATAGGCAGCCCCGATCCGTTATCTCCGGCTGGGGTATCCGTTATACCCTTGAGTACGTCATAGAAGGCACTGCCAGACAGGTGGTAAGAAAAGAAGGCTTCGTGACCACTTCCCGACGGCATAGGGAACATCAACGCACCTTTAGAATTAAATGTCTCTACATAAGAGAACGCTCCGGGAACAAACCCGCTTGGAGGATTAGGATTGAAAAGGTCCGACTTTGGAGCAAAGTAATAACCACTTGGGTCATCTTCGTTAAAGCTGATAGTCGCCTGTATTTGGTTTTCTTCGAAGAAGAACTGAAAGTTTGGATCGTTAGTCAAAGAGGACACTATCCCGTATTTATTCTGCGAAGGCTGAGGAATGCCACTTTGTTTCATTGGGTATTCATAAGTGTACATACTCGCGATAGGCGTTACTCCAGTAGTACTCAGATTTAAGAATGGACAATGTCCTCTATTATAGAAATCGAAATACCTAGGAGATATAAGCAATATCTCCTTATCTATTTCCGCTGGGATATGGGCTAATCCAACGGTAGTACAGTTCCCAGTGGCCGATGGGTCTGTGTCGAATACTGCGGTGTCCTTACTGCTTGAAAAGTCAAACTTATAACTGATTCCGTCTAGAAATCCCGTAAGCTCGCCAGTGATGATGTCGTAACCTATAGACCCGGCGTCTCCGGAAAAAGAATGTTCGAAGTTGGCGAATGCTTTTAGTCTTCCGTCATCTATAAATCGGGAGTCTTTTGGGGCTTCGATATCCTTATAAGCATACGGCTCCACGTAAGCAGAATCCGCTATGTCCCAACTGCGGACGAAGTTGCCAACCAAGTTGTCCTCTGAAAAGGTCTGCTTGGTTCTCATGAAAGGGACTGGTGCCACCCAGCTCTTGCCATAGTGCTCGTTACCAATTCCACTTATCTTTTCGTGTATCTTTGTGAGGACTGAGTTCTTGGCCGAACCGACAGTAGTTGGCTCTGGCTTCTCTGAGTTATCAGCGATCTCAATATCTCCGCCAACTTGCTTGGCGGCTGCTATGTATCTCTTTATTCTCGCCGGATACCTAAACTGGGCTGCGTTCTTGATATTTTTGAATACGTTTAGCCCGAACAGATAGTGCTTGCCCATCTTAAACGTAGACAAAAACTTGTACCACGCCTCGAATGAGTCCATCGCCGAGCGAATCTCTGTTACGCTGGCAAAATAAATTCCGGAATATAGTAGGCCGGGAACTGTGAACTGACCAAAGATATCTTGTAGGTCAATCGCTATCCAGTCCCAAGTATCGTTAGGTGGCAAGATTTGAGTTATGACGGGAATGGATTTTTGAGAGCTAGTGGTTATTCCGCATGTGTCAGATGGCGAGTCCACCAGTGTTATCTCGCCCCAGTACTGATAGATGTAGTCCCGAGGGACTACATTCATTCTTGTCTGAAATCCTCCGGTTACCATTTTTCCTACGGTGCCACTGGAAGACTTGAGAGAAACAGAGATGTCGCTCGCCCTAATCTCGACCGGCGTACCGGTCCCTTCAGGAAAGGAACCTCTCGACGTACCGGTCCCCTCCGGAAAAGAACCTCCGTAAGGAGAGGAGCCTTCAGTTCCCCTGTAGGTGAAATTCATATCCAGAGGATTTCCGGATTGGGTCAAAACCCCCGGATTGATCTTCGATTCGGAATAGCCAAAATCTCCTCGATCCGGTTTTTCCAGATTGATTAGATCGTACGTGAAGTTGCTGAATGGAGCATCGCAATTAACGTATTCATTTCGGGGGATCAGTAAAAAAGAGATTATGCCACCAAGGGAAGAGGCGGGATAGGTCTGATCCATCATCGCCAAGAACTCACCATCTTTATAGGTGGCCGCATCATTTAACTCTACTATAAAATCGGCGTTCACAATATCAGAAACCGTACCGATGAATTCCGCTAGTGTTAAAGACGGTCCGGGTACCAAAAAATCCTGCGGCAGGTAATTAAGTAGTTTGCTTATGAAATCTATGATGTCTACACCATAGTAATAAGGCATCGGCTCCTCGTATCCAGTAGCCGTAGCACAGACGTTGTACGTACTTGTGCCATATAGGATGTTTCCTCCGAGATATCTCCTTAGGGAGTCTGGAGGGGCGTGATTTATTAGTTGGTCAAGAGCATAAGCAATCTTGTCTACTCTCATTCCTCCTCTCACAGATGAGGAAGCCCCAAAGCCCGCGTAGTCCGTCATTGAGATAGATTCATTCTCATACGCACCAAACACGTTCAAGAGATTGAATACCCTGTTCCACATCCCTGTGAAGTTTAGGTTCGAATTGTTAGTCGCAAACGAATAGTCCGTGACCTCAAAATAGTCAGCTACCGGAATCGTGGTGACCCCGTCCGGTGCGTACCCCGGCTCTTTATCATCCTCTCCGATGTTATAATATCCGTCTTCCGAATAGAACTGAGGAAGCCCCTCTCTCGCAGTTCCATATCCTGTGTACCCGTCCAATATAATAGTAACCGCTTCAAGTATCCTGAGCGGTCCGACGAGAACCACCTTATACATTTTTGATGAAGCACTTGTGTCTCTCGATACCGAATCTAGCACCCCGTTAAATTCAAAGATAGTCTTATCGAGTACGTCCACTATCTTAAAGAACTGAGGTGATCCTATTACTCCGGGTAGAAACACATCACCGGCCACATCGTCTTGGATTAGATCTATCGAGCATGTGCCGGGCTGCGATGCAAAATCGGCACTAGAGCTAAACCTTGACACTGTGGCTCCGAAGAAGCTCTGAACAGGAATGTCGCCAGAGTTTCCGGAGCCGAACGGTAGTATATTTTCCATAGAGACTATTCTCTTTCAAAGGTCCAATTGATCGAATAACTATAAGCCCCGGTCTTTACATCGAACGATTCTTGTGGCTCGTCGTAAAACACTTTACTTTTGACTACGCCCGACTCATTGGCGGGATTGACTGACTGAAAGATCTTTTCAAACGAGGGCGATTGTAGGAGACTCGGTTTTCTATGTATGAAAATATCCCTCAAGCCTGACTCGGTCACCCCGGCCCAGACGCCGCTTGAATCTACGTCTCCATAAGACCAGTCCTGCTGGATCTCCGCCATGAATAACGATATAGATAGCGATCTTTTGTAAGAGCTTCTGGACCCTAAGTAAGATAGTATGGCCTGACTTCTGCCTATAACCGGGGTGGAAGAAAAAAGCTGCCCCGGAAAAGTATCCGAAACTTTAATGTCTTCCGAAACACTTCCGGGGATTAGATTTGGTGGCCGGTTGTCATAATTATAAGCGTATGTAATCTGTCCCGCGTTTGGAGACCGACCCACGGTAGATGACTTAGCCATGGGATGTATCCATGTCAAGCCCGAATTTTGTCTAACTCTATTATAGAGGGTGCTTGAAACCAATCCGAAGTAATTAGAAGCGTTCGTGTAGCGATTGATACCCGTTGTGGATACCCCAGTCTCTGCACCAGTAATAGTTCCTTGAATTGCTACGTTCTTTAGGACGCCTTCAGTATTCTCTATATTGATAGAGCACTCTTCATACGCCATATAAGTTGGCAATTGGCCGGTAGGTAGGTACGTAAAGGTTTCTTCTACCGCATACGTACCGCCGAATTTATCAACGCTCTCAGAGATTTTGCGGTCAATTACGTAGTAGTCGACGAGTCCAAGTAAAAGAGAGGTAGGCATATTGCCCGTGCCCAACCCTATCTCGTTGATTACATACCCGCTGGCCTGCTGCCAAGGCTCAAACTCGACTACTCCTGATGAGTTATAGGCTCTCTTCCCTTTAGAGTCTACCGAATGACTGATCGTGTAGGTCTTATGGATGTCGTTAAAGTCGCCGGTCGAGACGATAACCCTGTCGCCCTCTTGAATAGACCAACTTTCTTTTACTGATGACACATAGTAGTTGAACCCGTCTTCAGTACTGCCCTCCGGGAACAGCCCAGATATGGCCGGGCCTATGAAGTTATTACAGCCAAATTCCATGGTGTAGCTCGCGGGCTTCGCCCACATACCATCCGGGGAAACGTCGAACTGCCTTAAGTCTCCATAGAATTTCAACCCCTGATCATGATTAAATCCTACGATCTCGACCTTTATGCCTGACGCTGGCGATACAAGATTGCGAAGCTGCTCAATCTTGGTTATTGTAGAAATCAGTAGATCGGACGTGCCAACGTTATGGTATGGATCATCGTCAGGGGTCTGGGTTGACGTCCAGCCGTCTGCGGATAACGAAGAGGAAAAACTAGCCCCGTTCGTGGCTATCGGGTTCCCCTTGTTCTGAAGTATGGTTCCTTCAAAACGAACTGTATAATCCGCCCCAATCACACTTCCATCGTCGGCAAATTGCGGCGTCTTACCGAAGGTGACCATGGGGGCAGGAAGAATCCTTTTATCATTAAGTAGTACTGGCATTATCGTCCCTGTTCTTTTGCGGCAAATGCCTCTTTGATTTTTTCAGATATTGTTTTATCGATACCCTCCCTCAGGTCCTGCAGAGATTTCGGGTCACTGAGCGAAACAGAAACTTTGAGTGGTGTCATCGTCATGCTGATACTGGAATCTTTTAGAGACGAAACTATTGTTTTCAGCTCTTCTCCGAAGTTCGTGAAGTGCCCAGCCATCGACCCGACCGACTGCTGCAATAGACGAGCGGACTCTTGTAGTAGGATTAAGTTGTCTTGCTGGACCTGTAATATAACGGCCTCTCCCTTAGTCTGCTCTCTTCCCTGCTTTGCAACCCCCTTAACTAGTACCTTTCCCTGTTCGGTAAATCCGGTATCGGCTACCGTCCTAGCCTCTGCCCCAATATTTCCGCCAATCTTAGATTGGATTACCTGAGCACCCTGATTGGCGGCTTGCCTTCTAATATTCTCAGCCTGTTGAGGACCTAAAAGCCCAAGTAGCTCTTGAGCGTTTTCGCCATTGTTTGAGGCTCTGCCAAGTGCCTTAACCCCGCCGCCAGACGCAGCGGCCCGCTCCAAGGCGGCTGCCGCCTTAAGGGTTTGTTTCGCAGCGTCCGCAGCTTCTGATCCTGCGGCACCACTGGCCAAAAAGGTAATATCTTCTAGGGACTTAGCTCTGCTTTGCTCTAGAGATAGCTCCTCTTTGAGTGACGTAATAAGCTGTTCTCTGACTTGGATGTCCTGCTTAATTAAAGATACTTGAGCCTTTGTGGCGATTTGCAGGGCTGCAAAGTCGCCTCCTAGTTTAGAAAGACTGGATACGTTCTGACCTCTTTTTTGGGCTCTTCCTAATTCCAGTCCTTTTGCCGTCAAGTTAGAAGATAGTTTTAAGGTGTCTTGTCTAATCACTGGGCTGATAGGTCGATCTATCGTAGATCTTCTGGTTTTTATGTCTGCCAGTGATGACCCACTGGCCTTAAATCCCTCTAAGTCCTTTCTTCTACCTCTCTGACCATCGCCAAAATCGATCAAAGACTGATTATATTCGATCTGAGCATCTGAGGCCCGACTGATAGAGTCTAAGTACTTATTGAACCCATCCTCTAAATCCTTTGCCGTCTTAGACAATACATCTCTTGCCTTGGACCCAGCCGCCTCCAGATCCGCACCTACCTTTTCTAAAGCCTCAGTAGATAGGCCCGTCATTAAATCCCCCGCCACTATGTCGGCGGAGTCAGCAGCCGACTGTACGGCTGCTTGAAATTTTTTCAAATCTCCGGTAGCGGCGAATTCTTCCTTCGCCTTTTTAAACTCGGTAGATGCCGAAGAGAATTTAGCGACTTCGGCCCCGGCAGCACTAGCTCCCGATATTTTGCCAGCAGAAATAATAGCCCCAGTATCCCCTCTTTCTACGCCAGAAGATAATGAGGAAGACCTGAAATTTCCACCAGATAAACTAGCTACCAAATCCCCCAACTCTGATATCTTAGCGGCTTTGTTAGCCGCTATTTCTAACCTTATAAAGCTCTTGAGTAATCGCGTATTTATCTGGGCTTCTATAGATTCCGATAAGTCGTTAGAGACCCTGAGCTCCCGATTAGCTTGAGCTAATTCCTTTGCTTCCTTGGCGGCAGCATCTGCCGCCTCTCCGAAAGTCTGAAACCCCAATAATCCTAAACCAAAGTCTGCGAAGCCCTTAGCTCCATCTCTGACCGTGCTACCAAGCACCTCGGCCTGTAGGGCAAGACCAGCGACGACCCCCACAACCCCACCAACGGCACCCCCGAGGGCTGTTCCTACAGCGGGAAGAACAAAGGTTCCAATAGCTGCTCCAACAGACGCCCCCGTTGCGGCAAGTGAACCGACGGCTGCTAAAGTAAATTTTGTTTCACTCTCTGCGCGAGAGGCCGCCTCTGCTTCTATAGCAGATCCGTTCTCGATCGCTGATTGCGTCAACTTTTCCTGCTGGGCCGATAGGCTATTCAGTACTGCGTTAGCAACTACTACAGCCGCAGCGAAGCCACCGAGGGCCCTTTCTGCTGTGATGAGGGGGGCTTTAGAAATACCCCTAGACTGGAAAACGTTAAGTGCGTTTTTAGCTTTCTTCTCTCTTGGGGAGTCTTGAGTTAACGCATCATGTCTCATTCTGGGAATGTTACTAAGATGCTCTTCTCTTTGTTGTATCCCACCTCTTAATCTTTGCTTAGCATTTAGCCCAGCCGGAGTTTTTGCGTCCGAACTGTTATCGATCTCTACTATCTTAGCTTCAAGTAGAACTAGTTTTGCCCTGATCAACTTTTCGGCATTGTCGATGCTGGCGACAAACTCAATCCTTTTACCCTCCTCTGCGTCTATTATGTCGAGCAGGGCGTTGCTTATTTTTTCTCTTTTAGCCGTCGCCTTTACCCGTTGGGCCGCAGAGCTCTTCATCGACTCAATACCCTTATTGGCTGCTCCAGACAGAGCGATAAGACTCTTTCCGAGAACAATAGCCTGAATCGATAGAGATGCGAACGCAACCATGCTAACAGTAACCCCCTCCGAAGATCCTGAGGAATCAGAGGCGGCCCCGACGATTCCTCCATCGGCGAGATACTGAGGTTTTTTATTTATACCTTGTAGTCGAGAATAACCAATAGTCTTAGCCGCGTCTTTATTAAGAACGAACTCGCCCGGAGTCAACATCGCAGGCACTGTGTCGGTACCCCTTGGTTCTCCTCCGCCTGCAAAATACTGGGGAACGACACCCCCCTTAGCTAAGAATAATCGAGCTATTCCGGCAAGTGGCCCCTTTCCTCCTCCAGCCGTAGCCCCGACTAACGCTCGACCAGCAGAAAACGCCGCAAAGACACCTAGCAACGGGAGAATCTGCTTCACCGTCTGGGCTATTTTTATAAAACCATCAGCAATACCAAGAACTACGTCTAAGAATAGCTTGAAAGACGTGGTCTCGGTTATTTCAGAAATTAGCTTAGAAAACTCCTGCTGCACAACGGAGATGCGGACAGATATCGTCTCTTGAGCCTTCGCGATGTCGGTAGCTGTTTGATTGGTCCCGGCACTAGCGTCGGCGTAAGCGTCCGCGAGTTTTTTTTGCTGGGTAAGCAAAGGGATAACTTTAGACGCTTGCCTCAATCCGCCCAACTGCTCGACGATCTGGGCAAAAGCTATGGAGCCGGGCTTTATCTTTGCATTCTCAAGACCTTTTTGAATCCTCTGGATGGCTTCAAAGTTGCCGATGAAATCACCCTTAAGATCAGTCAGCGATACCCCATACTGTTTAAAAAACTCAATTGATTTAGGCCTCTGAATCTTAGAGAAAATAGTCCTAAGACCAGTACCGATAGTCTCCGCACTCTCTCTAGTAGTATCGCGAACCGTTGTAAACAAGGCTACTAGCTGTTCAAGATTTCCACCAGTAGCCGCAAATACACCACCGGCTTTTCTAACACCCTCAATAAGGTCCGAAGATTCGACAGCATATTTCTTGGAAACTACGTTTAGGATGCCTAGGATTTTAGCAGAGTCAGCCATCGTCCCGTTGAACTGCTTAGTGATAGCGATAAGACCGTCCGTAGTATCCGCAATACTATTGAAGGTGGACAGGAGGGTGGTTCCCGCTAGGGAGTCCGCCCCCTGTTTTGCTTCCCTTAGAGAAAATCCCGCCTGTGCTAAAACCCGAACTGTCTCAGCGATTTTTACGGCGGAGAACCCATAAGTGACACTCATCTTCCTTATGTCATCAGCGTGCTTATTGATCTCTACTCGTGAGAGATTGGTCGTCTGGGCGATTTTAGCTAGCTCGAAGTCAAACTTGATAGCGTCTCTAGTCGCTCGGCCAATAACTGCGGTAAACTTTGCTACGGCAGCCGCTGCCGCAGAGTACGCTAAGAAGTTTCTACCCTTGAGTACTAGAGAATCCCCAAAAGAATCCGCCGCTACCCTACCCGTTGCTAACTGATTCTGCATCTGCTGAACGGCAGTGTTAACAGACCTAGTGTTTGGAACCGCATTGATACTAACCGTCAAGTCATAGGGCCCTGCTGCCATCTAAATCTCCTTAATCGCTGTCATCTTCAAATTCCGCAGTCTCCACATTCACATTTAGTGGACGACCTGACAAATCTACTCGGTTGCCGTCCGGATCAAGTCGATAACCCTCATCGTCAACGACGCAACCATCGATGTCTACGAGATGACCTTCTTTATTGACGAACCGGCCTTTATCGTCAATCAATTTGAATCTCTTAAGAAACTTACTTTCTGTAAGGTTCTTCTCGTACTCGTCATCTACCCCATACATAATATTCGCGAATTTAGAGGCCAATTTAATAGTCAGTTCTTCCGAGTTCTTTTCTGTGTACTCATCTGCCGAATCGAACACTCGCTTCTGCGTTGTGTAATCATAGACAGAGTGAACCAAGAGAACCTCGAACTGTACGTTGTCTGCCTGACCCTCAGCAGTATCGGAATCCATCAGATTGCGTTCCGCAATCAGGTTGCGAAAACCACGACGCCTCTCGGACAATAGCAGGGCTAGATCCTTCCCTTCTGAGATCTTCATGAGTCGGCCATCAACACGACCGGAGGATAGGCGATGCTCCATGTCGTTAATATCTTCAACGAACTTCCTATACTCGGTTTCTTTCTCGTCGTCCCAAACCCCCTGCTCTTTCATGTACTTAGCGAGACCCTTACGAAGCAGGGCACCGCCCTCTAGCGACTCTCTAAAAGCTCTGCCATGTGCCTTCTTCCCCTCGGCCAAGCCCTTTGGGTCAATCTTGATAAAATACTCTTTGTCCTCAATTTCAAAACGGTCCATAATGAATCCTTTTAGAGTCTAAGACTCCTTCTTAAGTGGGATGAAATAAATCTTACGGTAACTGACTTCGTAACAATCTAGGTCTTTTTCAAGATACCTAATTTGAGCATTCCCCCTGTCAAGAATCTCACTCCTTAACATCTCAAATGCTTCCTCGCCCAGATCGGTTTTTTCAGCACTGGCGATAGCACCGATCATGGTTGTCTGTATTCTTTTTCTTATTAGGCCCAATAGGCTTACTCTGCTATCTTGCATATTACTTCCTCTTGTTCTGTTCCATGGCTCGATCTCTTTTCACGTCAGAAAAGTCTTGCTCATCCAAGGACGTAGATCTCAACATGTCCCTAGTTCTTGATTTGATTACGGACTTTGATTCAGAGGAATTAAGATCTAAAATTGCTGCCTGTTCTTTTATATTTCTAACCGGAAGGAAGACCTCGCCACCCTTGATGTTCGGCAAAATATTAATCTTCTCCTCGGCCTGTTTTTTTCTATTTTGCTTTATGAACCATCCGTCTACAGCAATGTCATCATCTAAGATTGCGGATGGTGGAGGCTCCATAGCCTCGTGAATGCTGTCATACACCTTTGACCAATAGGTTAAGGATAGCTGGTCTGGGTTTAGCCAATTAAGGCTCTGTCCGAATATCTCAAAAGGACTCTTGCAAACACCCCAGATGGTGCTCCATGCGTATTTGGCTCGCAAGGATCTGATGTCGGACTCCGATCTAATTGATAGTCTGTAAGCGGTAGAGAGACCCTGTGGGTCTTTATGAGACGAGAACAAATGATTGAAGTAAGAGTCCTGCTTGATTGATTCGCAGGAGAGCGGCCAGAACTCAGATTTTCGAGTAAAAGAAAGGTCTATTGTACTCAATGCTGATATGATCCTCTTTTTTACCTGATCTTTCGAAGGGAGAAAAAAATTATCCAGATATGTCACTTTCAGTGAACAGATTGTGTCCAAATCCGTTTTGTATTTGACCTCATCTTCTGCTGTCCAAATCCCCAGTCGCTCTCTCAGATTGACTAATTCCATCTCCGTGTAACAACCCCAAGATTTGGCGTCTTTAGCGACCTCACTAGCAAAACTCTCCGCCTCCGCCTTTTGATCTGGCGAAAAATTCTCAACTCGGACAATCTCGTTTCCGCAGGAAATGTGAACCCGCTTAATTCCCGATAAGATCTCTTGAAGCATTGGCGATCAGACTACAAAAAAATGGGGTGGTGCTTCAGCACCACCCCTATAGAATAACTTTAAGGTCCAAATGACATGTCTTAGAACCAATACCTGAAGTAGGCGGCGGCTGTCATGCCGATTGGATCGCCTGAGTGAAGAATGACGAAGTCATTGCTGTTTTGCATAGAGTAGGTGATAGTAGCGTTTCCGCCACCAGCGTCTCCTCCGCCCCAAGAAACAGATGTCAGCTTGTTTTTATTCCCGGTCTGAACAACCGTGCTATCGTCCAGCAATACCTGAATCGTGTGGTTGTTAAGATTACCTCCCGTAGGAACAGCTTCGACCGCGTCGATATTGTCACCCGCTGTAGCGATAACCTCGATGTCGGTCGTTACGTTAACTGGGAAGTTGATGTAACGGTAGTAAGGAGCCAGCGTACCAAGGTTGTTGATGGCTTCTCGACCAAGATCGGCAGAGAAGGAGATGCTCTGAATATGAACGTAGGTATTATCTACCGTACCACAATTAGCAAAGCTAGCATAACCATCGGCTCCCGCCTGAATAGATCCGTTGTTGGTGATACCATCAATGAATGATGGTAGGACCGTAACGAATCCATTACTACCGAGAGTTGTTATTCCGGAGCCAGTGATGAAGTTATTACGACGCATGACCCCGCCGTCGGGAGAATCAGGAGAGTCTGATCCGAACGAAAATGCCGCATTAGCCACCCCACCCGCACCAAGCAGGAGTTGGGCTCCTCCAGCCGTCAGCCACTTTTTGTTGTTTCCAACAAAAGTAGTGGATTCCGTGAAGTTCCCATCGGTTGGCATACTGATAGAGATGTTAGAGATGTAGGTGCCAGAACCGTACATTTCTGTGGTAATCGCATCGCCAGCCGACACGGCGGAATCGGTGTCTAGGCCGACAAGGATGCGAATGTCCGCACGAGCGTTCTGACGGCCAGTCAAGGTTGGGTCGAGAGCCTGTACCGTTCCTGCATGATACGCCAAGGTGTATCCGTCAAGAACTCGCTCCATCGTGATTTCGATGTCTGGAACGTCTTCCACGTTTTCATAAGCAGAGAGCTGACCAAGCTCATTGACCGCTTCAAGGTTGAAATTAGTCGAGACGGCGATCGACTGAAGCCCATGCATTACGAACATATTACCAGAACCAGTTACGACGGACACATCGCTTGAGCCCCAAGAGTCTGAAACTCCAGTTGCCCCGATGTCTCCAATCGCAACTCCCTGAGTTGCATAAATAATTCGTCGATTTGTCATTTATTTTTTTCTCCTCTATTGATTTATACGCCAAAGTGAACCACTTCGGTGGTTAATTTAACCGTCCCAACAAACAGAGATCCTAACTCATAAACTGAGTCCAGCTTGGAATCTATGATAGAAAGATTTCTCCCACCATACTGAGACACAAGATCCGGATACGTTAAAGCTCCGGATGCTGGCACACCCCTATAATCTAGCGGGAAAGCGTCAGCATCCGAGATTGCGTTGAGGTCATACATGCGGAAGGTGGCGTCGTTTTGATACAAAACAATATCGACCATAGAATCCCGCGTATAAGAATCCTCTGCAACACAGTGTACAAAAATGTTTGGGCGAATATACTGCCCCCCGCCGAGCTGATAGGGGGATAGTTTCGTACCATTAGCGATTTCTACGCCCATAATTGGTAGCTGCGTAGAGTTTTCAGGTAAAAGAAAGGGGCCACCTTGAATCTGGGTGAACCAACTTACCCCGTCACATTTGACGACATTTACGTATTTGTATAAAAAATCGGCCTCTATACTAGAGGTAATGGGTCGGCCAGACGCGAACACGAATCGGCCATTTGCATAATCTACGTATACGTCACCACCAGAGGTCGGGACGAATACCGAGTCTACGGAAACGCCAGACACTCCGCCCGATTCCCATACCAAGTTCTTGCGATATGTCGCCCAAACTTCTCCGCTACCGTATCTAGGGTCATCAACATTCGCTAGGGGCGATACCTCGACCGTTATAAAGTTACCCTTGAGTAGTAGGTTGTAATCCAAGTAGGAGATGATGTTCTCTCGAACATCGTTGGTGATGGTAGAATCGCCTAGATTTACGAAGCCCTTGATAGTCATTAGATATATGTCCTGATTATTTCAGAAATTTCGACCAAAGACCCCCGAACCGCTTCAAGTATAAAGTTGTCATTCTCAGTCCCGGCGAACTCTGGATCAACTCTAAAAACCCCACCTTTAATCATTAGGGCGTCTCCGGCCCTACTACCAGTCAAGTCGTCGCCGTTGAATACTCGGAATCCGTCCACAGCGACTTCAGTTCCCTTGGTGAGTAGCCAGCTAAGCCAGCTAACCTGACCTCCATACGATTGGTACGCCCCAATTGGGGCTATCGCACTGATGAATCCGTCGGGAGCCACTTTGACAACAATAGAAACAGCCCTGTTCCCCTTCTTGTCAGTCTTGAATTTTAGAGTGGTGGATGTGTGTGATTTAACTGCGGAGATTATTTCCTCAGTATATTGAGCGGCATCAGATTCGCTTAGTCCGAAGTCCTGCCTGAGCTGACCATGTAAAAGAGAAGCTATATGTGGAGTGGACCGGATCTTCTTTTCTAAAAGCCGACCAACTTGGCGAGCGATTACAGGACTCGCTCTGCGGAGCCTAGCATCCACCTGCTTTCGGAATTCGAACAGTATCCACCCCTCGATCTCACTTATGGGGGTCGTTATCTTGACTCTCGCTCTAACAGCCATTAGACGCGACTCCAAAAACATATTGCTTCTTTTTTACTGAGACCGTACACGACAGGCTCTGACAATTTGGCCATTTTTAATTCTGATTGCTCAATATCCGTATAGACCAAAAGAAATTTGGCCTTTGCCAAAGATTCAAGCTTTCCTATTTCGCAAATAGTCAAACACCCTCCCTCAGGGACTAGGATATTTCCTATTTTACTGAAATCCTTTTTGGACCAATACACCCTAAGAATGATCTCTTCAGTAGTCTCTACCGTTTTAGTAGACTCCGATCCCCTTAAGGAGCTGGCTATCCCGGCAGGTGGGGACATAGTCAGATGCCTCTTTATTGACGGGACTGTCGTTGTAGTAGTAACGACGCTCTCGAACACTAGCTTGCAGGTACGACCAAAAACGTCGGCAGACCTCATTAAGTCTGTGACTTCATCAAATTTTGAGAATATGTTAGCGGGTATCTTCATTACGTATTGTTCGTGTAATAACGGATATCGTCAAACCGTGGGTCTAAAGCACCGGACTGGGCGATGAGTATGTTTCTCTCAACAGTCGCGGCCACCTTCTTATATCCGCCTAGCATATTGGCCGATGTGATAGCTGCACCGTTTGAGAATTCTTGATCGTGATTGATTTTAGTAAGAACATCGGCCATCGTAGTTTCTCCCGTAATTCCCTAATGAATAAGGGCCAAGAACTGCTTGCCCCACGTTACTGTTGTTGGATGAGAAGTTGATCTTGTAATCTTCGTAGCGAGTGAGTAGGGTTTGATACAGTGTCTTCATGTGGTCGGCTATGCTACTCATGTCGATACTTGAAGGTCCGTCAGATACCTTCACACTCGAAAGAGCGTGTACCTTGTACTCACTACCAGCTATGATACATGCCGCCTTTAAGGCGACTATGTTAATGAAGCCATCATCCCTCGCTGACGAAGTAGTTGGGTCCGGTGTTAGTTGACATTGCTCCACATTGACGATGTAGGACTGCTCAAAGCTAATTTCTGTAATGACAAGCTGAGCAGCGACTAGGATAGTCGTCTCTATTCTTATGTCCGGGTATGTGGGGGCGGTGGATGTGTCATCGACCAGATATCTAACGATTGTACTAATTTCAGTTTGCCATGACATGTCGTCTTCCTTAGATATTACACATTACTTTGAACGACTCTACTGAACTATTATAAATTGATGAACCCACCGTGATGATCGCCTGAATCTTCCACGTTCCAGCCTCTGTGAAGTCGCTGGCCGTACTTGCGTAGTAAATCAGGCCATCTGTGCCGTCAGTAACGAAAGTGGCTATACGATCAACCGATCCCCCCGTGGGAGACTTAAATCGCACGACTTTCGAAGTCGCGGAAGAGACGTCTGATGCCACACAGTCTTCTTGAATAGTAAGGGTAAACCCTACGTTCACATCGCCCATATGAATAAATGAGTCACAGGTCATTTTCGTCTCTCGCTATTTTTCAACACTAAAAGATTTTGCCGTACTTATACCCAAATCAAACGAAGTTCCTCTAACTATAGATACGCTCAAAGAGTGTAATTTCTTGATGCTAAGTAGAAACTCGAAATTAAATTCGCTGGGGCCTAGCGTTATTGTCAGGGTCGCGTCTTGGCCTGACAGCGTAAAGTCGCCTACGTTTGACGAGGCGACAAAGCCGGCTAAAAGAAATGCGTCCTTGCCCGTGACCAAAAAAGAAGCGGCTTCGCCAGATATTAAACGCCCGAATAAGGCGTCCGCTGGCTGGCCTAGTAGTGTGAACTGTCCAGTGTCTAGGTTTATTATCCTAGAAGCTAATACTCCGGCGGGCGATCCAGATAAAAGAAAGGGGCCACTATCAGCACTCGCTAAATACCCCCGCAAGAGGGATGCGTTCTGTCCGGATAGGGCGAATTGCCCCGTCAGGCTTGGCAGGACTCTTCCATAGGCGGTAATAGCATCGTTTCCGGAGAAGGTATATCCTCCAGAGTTTGCGGGTAGTATCCTCGTTCTAAGAAAAGAGGCGTCTATACCGTCTAGTAAGAAGGCTCCTACATCAGATGGTAAGATTCGGCCAAATAATAGCGACGCCTGATTAGCGGTTAGGACATACGAAGTCCCCTCCGCTAGCAGAATTAAGGAAGCGACTGATGCATTACCTACGTGTCGGGAGAATGGGCTAGAGTAGCCCAACTGCCCTTTGAATAGATTGCCTGTTCTTTTACCGAACGTGCCTAGTGAGTGTCTTGTTATTGGCATTATTGTATGATGAACGAGTCATCCTCAGATGGTGCCGTAGTAAGAGTAGTAACCGTTAATACTCCGGTAGTAGAAGCCGTGATATCGGTCCCCTGACCTCTTAATGCCGTAGTCGCCGTATCACTAGTAAATTTAAGGATTAGTCCCTTATACTGATCATTCACTATCGATGAGGGCGACAGTGCCTTGATTGGGAGTGAGCTTGTTGTCGCCCCTGCGGCAACAGATCCGATTGACGCGGTCTTCAACGCCGTGGCAAGAATATCTCTTTGGGCTGTAGTGAGGGTTCGATTATCTAAGTTGTCCTGAGTGGCCAAGCCGTCTTGAATCACACCCACTGCAGGAGCAGCAATCTCAACCCGCAGATTAACATACCGCGTATAGGTGCCATCGGTGAGCTTGTATCTTGCTGTCCCCTCCGCTGTTGGTCGGTCATCTGCATCATGAGCGATCGTGTACCAATATTTTCCCGACTCGGTAATCAGTGAAGCCACAGCCCCAACCATTGTGGCATAGGCTCCGTAATCTATGCTGACATCGCCCGTGATCGTCGCCCCAGACACTGGCCATGAAAACCGGATCGAGCCTGTGTCTGCGGTTGATCGCTCAACTGTTGCACCTACGGCAGTCGATTGCAGTCCGTTTTGGATCTCAGTCACCGCGTCTGCTGCAATTGCTGCTGCTGTGATTGCATCTGTTGCGACTACGCCGACATAGCTCTGGCCCGCAACACCAGCCGCCGACGTTACCACAGTTGCACTCGCCGGGATGCAAGCTGACTTACTGGCGATAAACACAATTGACGTGTAGTTGGTCTCAGCCTGTGTCGGTGTATACAGCACCACTCCGTCAGCAGAGTATGCCACGGTTCCGCCGCCAGTGGATT